GAGCTTTAATGCTTCTTCTTTGAATTCTTTACTGTACTTCATAGTCGTTTTCCCTTTCTGGTTTTATCATTTATATTCTACCAGATTTTTGGGTGTTTGTCGACTGCTCTTTCAGTATAACACTTCACTGATACTTGTTCATCGCATCATAATACTCAGGATAACGATCGCGCCAGTTCACAGGATAGTATATATGTTGCATGACCCATGTCGCATACGAGAGTATTCGTGCTTTCTTGTTGTCTGTCTGGTGAAACCAGCTCCATATTGTGATCCAGTTCCCAAGCTCCTCCTCAGATATGCGCTTAACACTTCGTGCAAAGCCTTTACCGCCGTTATTTGACTCCACCCTTGCATTGTTGACGGAGTATTCCTTGTGCCGCCTTGCAGTCTCAGGCTCGGTGACTTCCATAGGAGCACTTGTGTAGTAAATATCAAGAATATAAGCCTCTCGCTGATAAACACCGAATATGATACTGCACAAGCGGTCGCTGCCATCATCCGCAGTATCGGTATAACTATATATGCCCTCAAAGAACGGCGGCAGCTCCGTATATGTTTTAAAGCTTGTATAGAGCTTGCCCTTGATGTCGATAGGCTCCTGCTGGTAGTTGGCGGAAGCTATATCCGCGCCCATAGCCTTGATAGTTGCCTGATAGCTCTCATAGCTTAATATTTCTGGACAGAGCATTTCGCCGCTGTCCTTGTCATAAGCCTTCATGCATATATGTCTGTAAGGAATATGCTCAGACTCGCAGAAATCCAGATAACGCCCTGCAAGATCGTCAGTCGCCCAGCGTGTCATGATGATAATGACCTTTGCACCCTCTTCACGACGGCTGAGCATGGTGTTTGTAAACCACTCCCAGTGCTTCTGCTTGACTGCCTCATTGTTTGCTTCCTCAGCGTTTTTAATGAGGTCGTCAATTATCATCAGAGTGCAGCCGAAGCCTGTAGCCGTACCAGTCGGAGATGTGGCAAGGTAGTTGTTATATCCGCCCTCCAAGCTCCAGAGGTTCATTGCTCCGTCGCCGAGCTTTATACGTACATTCGGGAACACATCAGAGAATACAGCCTTATACTTGTCAGCCTTGACTTCTGAAATAGTGTTGCGGACGTTCTTGCTGAACATCGTTGAAAGTGTCTCATTGTATGAGCCTATCATGATCTTACGCCTGTTGTCCTGACCAAGATACCACTCTGCAAAACAGCAAGCCGTTCTCGACTTGCCGTGTCGCGGCGGCAGGTTAACTATCAACACTTTATCTTCCGAATCGAGAAAGCTCTGAAACTCATTGCAAAGCTCAACAAGAAAGCTCCGTGACGGCTTGTAGAAGTCCGGTGCTTTTAGCCGGCAGTAGTCAAAGAAGCTGCGCCGAGCCAGCTCGATGCGTGCACCGAGCCTGATCAGTCTGTTGTCATTCCCCGTTAGCAATCTTCCTCAACTCCTCGGTGGTAAGTCCTGCGAACGGGTTGTTTATATCAGCTGATACACTGCCCTCGATTTTTGTTACATACTCGCCGGTCATTTTGTTAAGCGTATCTATCGCTTTTACACGGTCCTGTGTTTTTTCGTGCTCGTTACGTGCAATATCAGATAACATTGCTTGACGCTCACGGGCGGTCATTATGCGATCGTCCTGTGCTTTTTCAGTCAGTTCTTTGATATACTGCGACACTCTCACATTTTCTAACAATTTGCAGGCGTTAGCGTTGGCATAGTTTTCGCTATAGCCTGCTCCTATAGCGCTCTGAACAGTATTACCGCTCTGAGCGTATAGTTCTGCGAATTTCTTTTGTCTTGCGTTCACGGTAACACCATCCTTTCCGCTGTATATAACAGAAATACCCCGACTACTGCCGAGGTACATCTGCTTTATTTAGGGGGTACGCATTTATGGCATACGTGGTTGCAGCGACAGGATTTGAACCTGCGACCTTTGGGGTATGAACCCAACGAGCTACCGTTGCTCTACGCTGCCAAAGTCAGTCGGGTAAGGGATAGGGGGAACCCGACTGTGAAAGGAGAAAATGAAAAAATATATGTAGATCGCGTTACAAGAAATAGGCGGAGACCTCTACACAGTAGTTTGAGAGACAGACACCTTACGACGTATGACTACTGTGTAAAAGGCTCTTATCATTTCCGCCTGATCTCTATGATATTATTATAGCACTTGATTTTTTCCCGTGCGTATCACTTTTTAAATTTCGTGAAGAATTTTTGCGACTTCATATATGAACCGGCAGCGCCAGCGCTTATATGTTGCTTCGCCTGCATCCGCAGGGTAAGGTGACTGATAGCATATATTATTATATACACCTTTACGGTACTCAGCCGGTATTAAGGATAAAGCTGCTTCTACGGCTTTACAGCTGCCGCCGAGCTCTGCAAGCTTAATAGCTTTCTGCTCTGTCGGGTTGCCAGTTCCTGAGTGAGGAATACCATCCGGCACAGGGCTGCTCCGAAGAATATCTTCACGCTCTGAGCGCAGCCGTTCATAGTCACGAACGAGATAGAGCATACGCATATACAGATTATGCGGCAGCTTATATGGGTTATTTTTCTTTATCTGATAGTTTCTCATCATTATCCTCCTCTTTTTTATCGTCGCCTCCAAGTACGTATATCAGCAGCGCTATCAATATCACTACAACTATGGGCATCAGTATTCACCTCGCAGAATCATATTTGCGGCTAAAGAGTGCATATCGACAGAAATAATATGATTGCAATAGCCGTCACAAATCAGAGTGTCAGAGCAAAACCAGCAAGGACAGACAGAAAAATTAAAAAAATCAACTGCTGTTTTCATTTTCAATCCTCCTTGTTGCTTAACTGCTTCTTCATTTCTCTTGCTACATATATCGGATGCCTAAAAAGTAAATGTCTGTCATATTTTCTGTCTGTTTTAGCCTTTTCTCCCTTGAACTTTTTACCGCATAAACGGCAACAAAACTCCGTCTCTATCCAAATACGACCTGAAATTTTCATTCTGCATCACCGTCCTCTAATACTCTCGCTCCGCACTCAGGGCAGAACTTTAAAGTGTACTCATAGCGATATTCTGTTTCATCTTCATCAAGTACAATTTTTGTCCAGTTTTCCAGGTGAATACCACAGTTTTTGCAGATAAAGCAATCACAGTGTGCTTCATCTGCCTCGTTTGTAGTCGTTTCTTTAGCGAGGCATTCCGGCACTACTCGCGCCGAGTCCGTCATATCTATTATATCAGCTGCTGCCGAATAAGCGTGCATTGCACCGCGATAGTATTCTCTTTTTGAAGGGATCAGTTGCATCTTTTCATCGTATTTATCAGAAAGGATCCTGAATTGATATGCTACCCTATCTTTTGCTATGTACTCCATATCAGCACGCCCTCTTTCCGTTGTTATACCAGGTAAGCTCGACATCGTCCGGTACGTCTATTTCAAGCACTGTGGTATATCCCTCGAAGCTGATGCGCATATCCCAGTCAGGATAAGAGAGATCTTCGTCCTGTAAGCTGATACCGATATCCCAGGTGCCTGTTCCGTTCCTGTTGTACTGTCCTGTCACTATCAGAGCTGTTCCGTCCGCTTCAATAACACACTGTATAGGCTCACAGCTGCCGCAGTTATCAATATCGTCCATTGTTGTACCGTACTCACCGAAGGTATCGTCTGAGTGTCCCATGAATTTAAGTGTTTTCATTTACAGTTCTCCTTTATAACAAGTTTGTGCAGACCACCTGCTATATTGATAAATTCGTCTGACCAGTATTGGTCAGCATTCTGCTTTTCTTCCTCAGAAATATTCGTAATCTTGATTTCTTCACCGTCCCGAAAACGAATAACCGCACTTATATCCCTTATATTGTCAGAATGTGTGGTAGATGTCCACTTAAGATATTTAATGTCTCTTTCCTGTATGCGGCAATCGCCTAATTTAATATACATATCGATCACTCCTTCCCGGCCTTTGCCGTGATCCTGTCGTAAAGCTCGTTAGCCTTGTTCTGGTCCTTGTAGTTGGCGAAGAACGCCGCTCTCAGAACAGGGCGTGTTTCCTGTAGGAGCTTCCACAGCTCCATGTTCTCTTTTTCGAGTGCTGCCATGTGCAGCATATCTGTGTCAGTCATTCTCTTTACACATCACCTCCATACTTTTCCATAACTGCTTTGATTCTCTGTAAAGCAGCATCAATAACTTTATCCGCATTATCATCTTTCGGCGCATCCTGGTCGCTGATTTTTGGCTTGCCCTCACATAAGGGACAAACGCTTGGCTTGCCCCTTGTGAGATAGCCACAGTTCGTGCAGCGATACCAGTTAACGCCGTTATCAACTTTGTAGAGTTTGAAACTTTCCATTTTCGTCCTCACAATGGAAGGAACTGTCCGATAACAGACTCATAGGCGCTTATACTTGGGTCGATTTTCGGAACGTTGTCCTGTTCGAGCCATTTTCTTATTGTCTCCGAACTCTCTCCTATGTTCTTCCCTTTCTTGAAAGCCCAATCATCGACCCGAGAGATGTACTTGTCGATAACATCAGCTCCGTACTCAGAAACGAGTTGATTATAGTTATCATCATTAACAAAAGCTCTCCTATTCTGACCAACGTGTGAGGAAGGGAGCGTTTTTCTTTCCCTCCTTTCTTTAATACTTTCTTTTATATTTTCTTTATATGTATGGTTATCATTTT